TATGTGAAATAGTTATTGTTTCTTGCGTAGATGCTGTTCTTGTGAAATAAGAGTTTGCGGTATTCCATATATTGTTTTCATCGCCAAAGTCTGTGCAGTTACCACTTGGCTCTGTAATGTTAGCAGGAACAGTCACTGTTGACAGTGTAGTATAATTGACTGTATCACAACTGCAACCAGAAGGACTACAAGGTAGAATTATTTCGTCCTGCCAGTCCGCCCAAGCTACATTACTACCAACACTCATCACGCCACTTGGATTAGCAGCTGCATTTACTGTGGGTGTAACAGCAGATTCCAAATAGTTAGCGGTAGTCATAAATATTTTCCCAAAATAACTGTCATCTATAAAAGAAGAAGTATAAGAGAATCCTGCTTGACCAAGAATCTTTTTAAATAATGTTCTTATCTGAATAGCTGGTCTAAACTGCGTAAAACTAACACCAAATTCAGAAGCAGCTTGAACGCTACCTGTTTCATTGATAATATCCGTAGCAGCTGTTTGGTCCATATTTAAATATCTGTCTTCGTTAGGATCAAAATAGAAACCTTGTGCAGTGACAGACATTGGGTAGACAACCTTTTGAACATTTGCATCTAAATCCCTCATAGAAACACCAGCAGTATTTAGAAAGTTGGAATTGTTTCCATCCCAAGACTTGTAAAGAGTATTGTTGGTTTCGTTTGTATACGTATAGACGTGATTCAATTCTTCACTATAGCTACCATCATCATTTTTAAAAACATCTCTTAATCTTCGGTTTCCTATTATGTTGAAAAGACTCGCACTATTAGAAATCATCACCACTTCATATTGTTGTGCTTTTTGATATACTGCTTTTAATTGTAACGCACCTTCAAACTGTGGAACTGTGCCTACATAAAGAACTGCATCAAATTTCGTTTTTGTGCTAAAGACTAAAGTATCTAAATTAACATTATACCAATTTTCAAAGAACTGATTGTTGTTCTGTGTGAATGGTAGCTTGAATGTTTGAGAATAACTTCCTTTTCTTGTTTCTGGTTCTTTGACATCGCTGAACTGAAAGTTCAATGCTACGTTTGGTGCTTCCTGTAAGTCTAACTGATAAGTTGTGTCAGATGTTGAAGCAGTTGTTGCCTTTCTATATGCTACTAATCTTATATTCATCAAGAGTTGGTATTAATAGGGTTTGCATATTCTATTTGAATAGTATATTGAATCATCTTATCATTAGCTCTTGTTTTTCTTACAAATGAAGAATCTGTTATCATCACGCCTTGCGTAAATTCTGTGTCTGCATTTTCCACTATGTAAACATCTGTTGACATTATTAGTTTTTCTAATAGATTAGCGTCTTGTTCTGTTATCCAATCTGTATTCAAAGTTTCTTTCAATACCGCTGTTACTTGTCTTGTTTTCTTACCTCGCATAGTATTATTGTAATACCACTTAGAGGCTCTAAAATTACCCATCATAGAGCTATAGTTATTTCTAGTAACCTCTACTCTTTGTGTTGATTTCTTTTTGAAATTGAAATAGTCATAACACCCCAAACTATTACGCCAAGCTAATCGTCTAACTTTAAAACCTTTGCAACTTCCGTCTTGTTTAATAAAATAATAGAGAGCAGTAGCAGGGTCGCCCGCCCCCGCACTTCCTGTTCCTCTAATAGTATAATATGCCCACCCTGCATTGTTTGATGGTTTAGCAGACGTGTTGTCTGATTGTCCTTCTAAATTACCAGGACCACAACCAAAATATAGTAGTCTTTTAGCGTCTGTCATTCCCGTTGATGTGGTTGGCGGCCACCCACCATTAGCTGAAATGTTTGCAATAGTTTGTGCGGAATTAATAACTGCATTACTTGAATCATAGTAGGTAATTTCAATGTAGTCTAAATCACTTGTGAAGTTACCATAATCATTTAAAAACGCTACTGTATGATAATCAGTGTCTTGAACATAGTTAATATATCCTGAAAGTCCATATTCCCCTGCTGATGACTCTACGTCACTTAAAAATAAATCGTTGGTTGAACTTGCTTGATAAGGTTGGAATGCTGTTGTTTGTATGTAATCACTAGGCGATACATCTCGTGCAGTGAATAATGGTAACGATGCACCTATATAGTATAGAGTGTCATTTACACTTGGTGTGTCATCTTCTGTTGGTATTGAATTTGCTGTTGTTCCGTATTCTTGATAACCTTTTACATATATAGTTTGAAGCTGTGTTCCACCAATTTTATGGTCACCATTTTCACTGAATGGTGTAGCAGAATTGTTTTCACCCAATTTATGGATTGTTTCAAATGGAGAACCATTGTCGTTTTGATCCCATACTGTGTCTGTTAATTGACTATTAACAATATCTCTTAAATCAAAGAATGCTCTTGCTGCATTTCCTGAAATATCTACGCTATACCCGTTTCTTCTTTGTTTTATCTTAGCTATCAATGTTCCTGATGCGTCATCTAATCTAACCTCTAATACCAGCTTAAAAAAGAATAAACCACTAATGTCGTCTTGATACAACATATAGCCAATCATAGGATTCCAATTGGTTATTACAGGAACTTTGTCTGCTGCATCTACAGGTTCTTGAACGAATGATATATTTCCTAAAGCCATAGTCTATTCTTTTAATGATTCCTCTAATGCTGCTTCTAAGTCATTAGCGAATGCTTCTGTTATTTTATCTGTTTGTTTATTTAATTCTAATGTAAATGGTTTACTAAAGAATTGTGTTCTTGTTAATCCTCTTTGATATATTGCTCTTTGTATTAAGAATGCTAAACTCTTTCTTGGAATAAATCTTCCATTTTTATCTCTTGCTTGAGCAAGTGGCTTTCCTACTATCCATTTGTCTATTGCACTTCTTGGAGGCATCTTAGAAGAAAACTTAAAAGGGCTATTTCCACCTCTCATTCTTCCACTACCTTTATATCCACCTGCACCTCTAACACCCTCATCAACAAATGTCCAATAATCTTCTGCACCACCAAATTCAAATTCTAATGTTACCGATGAATCTGATGCAGTAACTAAATAGTTATAGTCGTTGTATAATGTGTTTCGACTTGTTGTCTTTTTCTTTCGCTTCAATATACTCTTTCCTTCCTTGACAACATCGCCCCCAAGTTTCTGCATTGCTTGTATGGTATTAGTAAACTCCATTAACTATTTCCTGCTATTGGAACAATACAGAGATTGTTTGGATTAGGAACTTGAATATTAAGTGTTGCTGCCCATCCTGTTAATGTATTATCAAATCTAGCAGTGAAAGGCTCTGCGTTAATAGGTAGACTTAAAACAACATCATCATCAACCCAAGAAGTGGAATAAAGGTTCTGGTGAAATTCAGCAACAACATCGTTTATAATATTTAGAGTTTGTGAGAATGTGTCAACACGACCAACACGTTGCCTGTTAGGGTCATCACCAATTTCTTCACTAATCATATCCATCACATAAATAGAAAACGTATATGTTTGAACGCCTTTGTCCATTGTTACTGTGCCTGGCTCTGCATATAGAATAATATAGTCAGTCGCACCAAGTTTGTTCAAATCTACTTCATCCATCATTCCAGAATGAAAGCTATTTATCTCATAATGCTTTTCAGCTATTGTTTCTAAATATCCAACTACGTTTCTAAAAGTTATCATAATTGTTTCTTTGTTTGTTATTATAATCTTGTGTATATGCTAAATATGTTAGCGTTTCCAAGATTGGTATTTTTGTTATTTTATCAATGTTTAAGATGTCACCATTACAGAGTGAATAAAGGATGTTATACCATCCCCACTTACTGTTCATACTTACACCTTTTGTTGTTTCATTTCCTGTGCTTTCAAAAAGCTGTGCGAAGTCATCGCTAATCTTTCTCCTAAAGTCAAAAAAAAACCTAAGCTAGAAAGTGCTATATCCATTGGACATTCTTTGAAGATTTCTTCTTTGAACTCGTCTGGGTTATAGCTTTCGATAGTGTATCTTTCATTTCTTTTAAATGTAACCTTACGATATAATATACTCATTATAATATGTAAATTTTCAATAGGGTTTTTGCAATAATTTTCAAGATCAATATATTCTCCTGTGCTAATCCCTGAAAGGTTAGGAACAAAACCATATTCTTCTTTTTTAAACATAAACGTCTTTCTAAATTCTTCTTTGTCTGGTTCTGTGTCTATCATTGTTTTAATTATCCCTATTATCTCTAATAAGTCTTTGTAAGCCATCTTCTTAACCACAAAAGGACTAACGCCACATAATAATGCTAAACTCTTTACAACCTTGTTTTTCTCACTTCCTCTGCCTTCTTGTATTTCTACATATTTTTGATAAGTTTCTATTGTTATGTCAGACCACTTATCAGGAATTGTTAATTTAACCTCTTTCATTACTAATAAATATAAATTGTTATTATTTGTCTTTACGATATATAATACTTCCCAGAATACGATACCATCAACTTATTTAATGCAACATATCTAACTGCATCAACTGCGTGATTAAAAGCATCTATTGGTTTATTTGTTATTTCGTTATTCTTGTTTTTAATCCACTTATAGTTTCTAAATTCTTTAATTGCGTTGATGCTTCGCTTAGTTATGTTCAGCTTATGTCTTTTTAAAACATCAATTCCAATACGCACAGAATCAGCACCTTTCTTAGCTGGTTTGATATTGATACCACCCATTCTAAATATCTCTTCTATTGATTTAGGTTCAGCACTATCTGCATAAATCTCTATGCTTCTGTCTATTCCTAAGTCTTTGATTCTATGTGCAATATCTTGATTGGTTAATCCTTTCTCATAAATTAGTTCATCAACATATAAATCTAAATCGTGCTTATATACTTTTACTAATGATGTAGGATCAGCAGAGAATCCGAAGTCTAATCCTAATGCTATTTCTTTTGCATTATCAGGAATAGTGTCTATTATATTAAATGACGGGAAAATGGTTTCTGTGGCGACCCCACGCTGCCCTTCACCAAAAACCCGCCATAAATTATCATCCACTTCTTTTAGTCTTTCAATCTCTTTTACTGTTTCTTCATCTAAGAATGGATTGTCTTTATATGTAGAAATATGGAAGTCTACATCATCTCTATCAGAATCTATTATCTGTGTGTATAACCAATGATACTCGTCAGATGGATTAAAGTCTATTATTATCTTGTATGTTGTTCTTAATGCTAATTGTGTATATTCCTCAAAGCCAAACTCATTACATTCATTCAAGAATAACACATCTCTCTTTCTACCTCTCACTCTTTGTGGTTGGTCTACACTAATGAACTCAATAACATTTCCATATAGATGATATAATGCACTTGATTTGTTATGTAGTCTTTCGTCATACAGATTCTCTTTCTTTAGTATTTCAAAGAAGTCACGCATTGCTGTTCCTCTTA